CTGATTATCAGTAAAGAAACCAAATTGTAATAGCCCACCAAAAGGCAATACTTCAGTAGTTAAATTAAAGCTATATGGAACACCTAAAATATCAGCAGGTATATCAGCACCAATTATTTCATAATAGTCTTGTGCTAAAGTTATATCTCTCCAATCATTATATTTTGAATAATAATAAGTTTGAGTATCACCTGTTATTATAAGTATAACCTGTGCTACTACTGCTGCACCAAATTCCCATAGATTTAAAACAAAACTTATATCAACTGCACTGCCTTTAGGGAAAAACGATTCGGAAGTTGTTAGTATTGTTCCTGAACCAACACCTGATAATGTATCTATTTGAAAAGCACTTGCATTTACAAAAGCATAGTTTTCTATTGTAATAATTGCACCTCCTGTTGTTGCTTGAGACCATCCTGTTGCAACCCCACTTGTAACATATTTTAAATCCCAATTAAATATTAAGTTTTCAGGGTATTTAATATCATTATTTGAAATAATATTGTTATAACCTTTCATTAATAATTTAGTTTGTGAATTATCAATAAAGTATAAATTACTTGTATTTGCAGTAAAGGATTGCACCTCAATTGTTGAATCAACAATACCTGAATCAACTAATGTTCCTGTACTATCGTATTGTGTAAAGTACTTGTTTTCTTGTGCTATTTGATTTATTGAATAAATAGACCACTTGCCTTCTACTTGTATAATCCTCGCACCGAATGAAATTAAAATATCTTCTAAAATAGAATAGCAATCTTTATATAACCCACCACCATCTAAAAATGAATGTGCAAATAAATATGTTTGATTAAATGGTTCTTTGTCATCTGTTACGCTTCTGTCATCCATTCCTTCAGCATAGTAACTTATGCTTGTATAAAGATTTAGGTTTGTAGGGAATGCTATTTGATTTAAACAACTTGTTAAAAATGATAGTACGCTGGTAATTTCATTTACATCGTATGCTTCGCCAACTGAAAACTTAATATCTTTTAGGAATACCAAACCATCTACGCAATTAAAAGATAGTTCTTTTCTGCCTGTGGTAAATGATATGTTAACCGCATCCGATAAAGTCCATCCAATAAATTGTATATCGCCATCTATATATAATTTAGCTAAATATTTCCTATCATTTAAGGTTGTTAAATCAGGGATAAATTCACTTGTATATCCTGTTGCCTCATCCGTTACATCAATAGATACACCTAATTGTGTTGCATATATTGGTTCAAATGGGTCATCGCTTGTAGGTATGTATTGTATGTTAAATGCAATACCTGTAAATTCATAGATGGTTTCATCTTCAGTATCTTCCCATAGTTCTAATTCTGCTTCTACTTCATATTTAGTTGCAAATGGGAATGAATATTTTTTAATGTAAGCCATTATCTGCGTAGTGTTAATGATGAATTAGACCTTTGCAATGCTAAAACTAAATCACTTCCCCTTAATATAAATTGACCATTGCTTCCCATTCCACCGCCTGAATTAGCACCTGCATTGAAAGTAGAGTTAAGCATTCCGCTTAATTTACTTAATGGCATTACCGCTTCGCTTTCATTTCCTTCGCCTATTAAAGCGTGAGTTGGTCCTGTTACAATTCCACCATCAGCCATTCCTAATGCCTTCATAAAATATCCACCAAAGGTTAAAGCTCCTGCAGTTCCAGCGTTTATTGCTGACATAATCGCAGCAAAAATAGTAGCTTGTAATATTGCAGCTACAAATTGTTCAGCTAATCTACCTAACATATCACCTACCGCTTGTAATCCTGTTTGTCCTTGTTGTAAATCTGCATACATTCCCATTAAAGCACCTGATACATTTCTTGATATTGAATTAGCAAAATCCTCATACGCTTTTTGAGTTTTCTTTAATTCTGCCTCATTATC